GTGTTCCTCCCAATCGCCGCTTGCGTTCCGCTTCCGCTCGTTGACGGCCACGACGAAACGCAGAAGGGGAGTGCCGCCCTGCGTCTGCATTACCTCGGCATCCTTGGTTAGGTTGCCGGATATCGTCACGGTGTTAATGTTCATGCCTTTTCTTCCGTATCCATGATTCGAGTAGATGAATGCAAGCGTCCGCTTGCTCCTGCGTCTCGATGCGCCCGTTACCGCGATAGCCAAAGCTCCTAAGCGTCCGGGTGGCAAGGAGCGCACGGGCTACATCCGTGCAGCTCCTTGCCGTTAGATCGTGTAGCTCCCAAACAAGGGCGTTGATTCTGTTTAGCTGCTCGCAGGTTGGGAGCATCGCGCTAACCTATGGGTATGTCTTCGTCCGCTATCTCGATTGCGGGCGATTCTGGGGCGATTTGGGCGGTGATTTCTCCCGTTTCGGGGTCTATTCCGTCCGGTACGACTTCTGCCGTGATTTCGGGTGCTCCGTTTGTCGTAGGCGCATCGTCAACGGCAAACGACGGATGCAAAACGCTCGTGTAGTCCGGTGTCTGTTCGTCCGATGCCGCCGCGTCTTGCGCAACGACTGAGACGGGCAAATAGGGGAACGCCCGCCTAATCGCGGTCTTTACCGCCATGGCATCGTAGTTGGTCCTCCATGGCCCGTTGTTGCCCGCCTTTGATGCTTTCCTAGCCGCTTCCACATCGTCACGAGAAAGCACGATGAAGTAATGCCCTCCGTCCTTGAAGTGGGCAACGCAATAGGTGTATATGAGCTTGTCGCTGCGGTGCATCGGCACGTGGTGGAGGTCTTCGTTGAGTCCGTAGGCATAGCGGAACTCGTCACCCTCGTATACCGCGCGGGCGCTTATGCTCTGAATCTCACCAGAGCGCCTAGCCAGATCAATCATGCCTTTGTAGCCAAGAATGAACGTGGCTTCCATGCCGCCCGTCTTGCGGTTGTAGAAAGGCAGGATGTAGGCACGGCCCAAGCCGTCTACCGCGCTAGGCTCCATGCCCAGCGCCGCACACTTCATCACGCACGAAAGCACGCTAATTGTCGAGCAATCGGCTAGCTTCGGCTCGCTGTTGTAGGCGCTCACTGCCAGTTGGAAAAAGCGCTCAGCGCTCATGGTCTTTGGTAAAACCTCTTGTATCTTGTGCCATTGGCTCTTTAGCGTGAGCTTGAAGTCTCCCGTTGGGTTTGCCTTTTGCAGGGTGCGGCCCTGCGCCGCTTGCGCTAGTTGTCCCATCTTCTCAGCTCCTTCTGTACCTGCTCTGATGATTGCGTGTTGTCGCACGCCAACGATGCAAGGACGATGGTTCTTGCCGTGCCAGTCGGTAGCCTAAGCTCCCTGTCGATGGTCGAAACTGGCACCTGAAACTCAAAGTGTTGTACGAGAACCTTTTTTATGGTCGTGCGCTTAGGTATGCCCATCGGCTATAGCTCCTTGATGCGCAAGCCGCCGTTTTTCATGTATGACGTGCAATAGCTCTGGTAGAGGTCTGGGTGCTCGGCCCTAAAGGTCTTAACGTCGAACCTATCAGCCCGGTAACGGCTCCATGTGACGCGGGCAACGTCGGTTTCAATGCCCTTGCCGTTTCCGATGAGGTTAACGAGCGTCGCGCTTGCTGCCGTCTTATCCGCTTTTGCCACCTTCTCGCGTGCCGCCGCGTCTTGGTATGCTTCTATGGCTTGCAGCGCTTCCGTGTTGCCCACCATGCTTGCAATGCCCTCGGTAGCCGCTCCGTAGTAGTCCGTTAGGCTCCCGATCTCTCCCGCCGTGCCTGATAGCTTCGGCATCACGTCGGCAACCACGTAGTTATGCCAGAACTCGTCAACGTCACCAACGAGGGCTAGCGCGTCCTCTTGGTCGTACTCAACGCGATACTCGGCAAACTCGCATGTGTCGCGGAAGAAAACCGCCACGTCTGCGAACTTGCGGCCCGTTACGGTCATGTAGTGGATTATCTGGGTTTGGTAGTAGAGAGGTACGCCGTCCTGCCAGTCTTTGGCGCTGCGTGCGGTCTTGATTTCAAGCACGCCCCAACGCTCGCCGTCCCTTACCTCGTAGTCCAGGCTCGCTTGCGCCCATGGCCTGTCGATGCTCTGGCAGATTGCGTTTACGCGCCTAACAATCCGGTCCTCGTGGCGCTGCGAGTACCAGCCGCCTACGATAGGCTCCATGATGTTGCCGAACGCCACATAGGGCCTGTCTCCTATGTCCTCTGGCTCCGCGCGTCCGGTCTTCTCTAGCCAAACCTGCGCGGGCGTGCGCCACGGGCTAAGGCCCATGATTGCCGCAACGTCTGAGCCGCCTATGCCCTTGGTGCGCTGCTCTAGCCATTCCTCGTTGTCCTTGCAGCGAATGAGGGTGAAGAGGTCGTTTTCTCCTGCGATAGCCATTACTTATCACCGTACTTCTCGAAAATCGAACGGCCGTAGGATTCGAGCAGCAGCATTGCAAACCCATCGGGCTTAATTTCATCGTCGCGCTCGATGATTGTTGCCACGCATTCCAAAGTAAGCTGCATGGCGTAAACCTCATCATGGGTGATGGTCTTTATGGTCCTGTTGTCCTTGTTGTCCTTTACCTCCACGCGGTCCACGTGGTCCAGCGTCTTTGCCGCGCTGTCTATCAGCTTCACGAGCTGCTTTTTCTTCATCATTGCTCCTGTTCTGGTAGGTAAAAACAAATTCTTGCTTCGGTGCGGTCGTGGCCGTCTGGCTCCATGTCGTGCTTGTACACGTGCGCTGCCGTAACCTGCGAATCGTCGTGGTAGGCCACGCCGTTTAGGGCATCGGCAACGGTCTTGCCCAAGTTGTCCCAATCGGGCTTCTTGCAGAAAGGCATGCGCGGCCTGAGCCACTTTGGTAGCCAGCTTGGGTAGCGCTTGGGTGCCTTGGTGTAGCAATCGACCTTGAGGGCCACGGGTACGCCCTTCGGTGCGCTCACCACGCGGCCATACCTGCGGATTGATGCGCCCTTGTAGGCCGTCGCTATGGCTCGCTCTGCGGTAGTCGTTGATTCGGGCGTGTAGGTGATTCGCTTGAATGCGTTGAAGCGCGGGCGCTCCTTGCTCCTGAGCAGGTCCACGCCAAAGGTCACGTCGTAGCGAATCATGCGCACGCCAATACAAGCAGCATCGAGACGGCTACCAGAAGCGGTGATAGGAAGATGAGTAGTGCCGTTGTGGTGTTTATGATCATGTTCAAAACTCGAAGTCCTCTCTGAGCGTGCACCTGCCGTAAGCCCTGCAATTGGTCCAAATCTCATGCCCTCGGAGGGTGCAACAGCTCTTTACGCTGCTTTCCTTATCGCCTGTCTTGACGGTCGAAACCTCGTGAGGGCAACCGAACAGCGAAGGTGCGAACTCCATCTGCTCCGGCTTCTGTGGCGCTACCACATCACCCATGCGCCCTGCTCCGTTACGGTCTGCTGCCATTGGGCGTGCTCGGCATGGTCGTTGCCGTCTCCGCCCGTGGCGATGTACGCGCCGATTGCCAGCGCTGCCAGAAGGACGGCTAAAGCGCCCTTGATGCTCTCGCTCATGGTCGTTTCTCCAAACTTGTTTCTTCTTGTTCTGGTGGGTTTGATTGGTCGGTGCCTAGCCCTCTTTGCGTAGCCAACAGAGACGGCTTGAAAGTATGAAACGTGAGATTTTCACCGTTCCCTTATCCGGGCCTTTGGTAGGCGCTTTGTTGCGAAAGGAGGGCAACGATTGGCTACGAAAGACGGCTAGGCCGTTAGAAAGCTGGTTCCCAATAGGTGCGTATCCACTCGCTCACGTCCTCCGTGCTAACGAAATAGCTTGTGCGCTGCCTGTTTGGGTCTTCGGTGGTGTGTCCCTTGGTTAGTGGCTTCTTGTAAGCCCTTAGCTCGTGGCGCTTCATGGCTCCAAGTAGTACATCCTCTGAAATGCCCACGAACTGCCTAGCGGCCATGCGGTAGGGCATCCATTCGCGCCTGATTTGCTCGCCGCTCATTTTGTGACACGTCCGTTTGGCTTGAGCAAAACCGCGTTGTCGTAATAGATCGGGTCGAAATAGACGCTCCTACAAATGCCGAACACCTCTATAAGCTCGTCTGCCATGGCGGATACGCAGATCTTGCGCACCTCGCTACCCGTTCGGTCCTGTATGAGCTTTCTTTCCTCGCCCTCGCAGAGTGCTATGCACCCGTTGTTTGGGTCCGCTTGGACGGCCACCCTTTCTCCAAGCCGCTTGCTCACCTCATTTGCAAGCGGCCCGTTTAGGGTGATCATGGGAACGCCTGAGAAGCAAAGTCTGGCCGTCTGCTTCTTGGCCTTGCTGATTGATAGCGTGATGGTGAATGAACTAAGGTCCAACTCAGTTGGGTTATCGGTTACAATTTGTTCTGGCATAAGTTGGCCTCACTTTTTGCCATGCCCTCATCTGTGCCGACAGTTGAGGGCGCTTACTTTTTCTTGGGTGCAAACAACGAGTAAAGGCACGATGCAAGGCCGATGAGCGAACAGAGCAACGAAACGCTCTTGTGTCCGTTAAGCTCTGCAAGCTGCGAAAGCACAAGGTATATCGTGCCTAGAATTACGTAGTCCAAGGCCAATCACCTCCTTTCTTTGGTTTCGTCTGCGGTATCCGGTTTTCAAGGTGCGCGTAAATTAGATCTTTGTGTGATAGCCAAGATGAGCAGCTATCAGGAAGAGTCCCAGAGTCCAGCCAATTGGCGTTTTCCCTAGTAGCAAGATGAGTGCGAAACCTGCGATAAGCATTTAGGCAACTTCCAATCGTTTGGTAATCGGGCCTGTGCTGCTGAGGTTTTAGGCCGCTGGTGCTTCGGTAAAGAAGTCCGCAACTTGGCAACCAAACAGCTTCGCAAGTTGGTAACCCTCAAAGAGGGTGAAAGTGCTGTTACCGCTTAGCTTTTGGTAAAGCGCGGTACGGCTGCACCCAATGGCTCTCGCTACCGCGTCCTTGGTGGTGTTGTTCTCCACGGTGTACGCTTCAAGCCGCTTTGAGATGTTGCTAACTGCGATTTGCTTTAACTCATCCATCCTCATAACCTCCTTTCGTGTTGTGGTACCGAAATCGGTACGCCTTTAGTATTGCGTACCGGATTCGGTACTGCAATACTTAACTTGTCCCGATTTCAAAACGTTACAAAGTGGGGTGAGCGTGCTTGGAATTCAAAGAACTGTTGCGACGGTACCTAGAAGAGTCCGGAATGACACAAGCGGAGTTAGCTGCGAAACTCAACACTAGCCGCTCATCAATCGGGAACCTCATGCAGGGTAGTAGCCGTGAGCCAAGCCTACATAAGGCATACGCGATTGCTAGGGCTTTGGGTGTTTCTCTGGATGAAATGACAAAACTACTTTATGAAGATGAGGAAGAACAGTCATGAAATACGGGGAAGTGCTCGCCTACTACATAGAAAAACAAGGTGTCTCCGCTGCTGAGCTTGCAAGGCGTATAGGCTCGCCGCGCTCAACCGTACACGGATTGCTAAGCGGTCGCGCCAAAAGCCCAACGCTGGATACCGCCGTAGCAATCGCCGATGCCCTAGAAGTACCGCTAAAAGACATGATAAAGATGATGGAGATGTAGCCGCATGGATCCGTTAGGCTTGCTCTCACCGGAGGTCATGGAGGAAATAGTTGTTAATCACCCGTGGCACTTCCTCATCTGGTCTGCCGTCGTGTTCTTTCTCGGATACCAGTTTGGCAAGCGCAAGGCTGGATTCGTTACGTTCTACGACCTGAACAGGCATCAGCGCTCAATGCTCGCAAAGGCGCGCGACGGTCCGGTTGGGCCTGTGGAAGTGAGCTTTGACGTTATGGAGCTGCTGGACCATGGCCTTATCGCCGAAGAGCACGGATACTACGTTGACATGCAATCCAACGCAAAGCGATTTGTCGCTACGGTAAAAGGAAACCGGATGCTTAGGTATCACCCAATAGGAAGGAGGAAAGCGGCGCACTTATTCAGTGAACAAGCAGTGAATGAATAAATAAACAAATGTGGTGAGAAAAATGCCCTGCAAGTGGCCGACCAAAACCGTTGCAGGGCGTGGCTCCCCACCAGAACAAGAAGGAGGTTGCCAAATGGCATTATCTCACAATGAAACGCGCTCGAAGCTCGGAACAAAGCGAGAAATCAGGCCGGGTGTCTGGCAAATCGAGGTAGCGAACGGATACCGCGAGGATGGCAAGCGCCGCCGCGCGTACCGCACGATACACGGCAACGAGATTCAGGCGGATGCGGCCATAGTCCAGCTTGCCGATGAAATGGGGCGCTGTTTATCTACGGGCGATTCAATGACGCTCAACACGTACTTCTGGGGCTACTTCTCGCCGATGAAACACGCCACCACGACGAACGCCAACGCCAACACCTACGATTCGCACTATAGGGCGCACATTGCGCCGCACTTCGGCAATTGGGATTTGAACAACATTGGGAACATCGAAATACAACGATGGATTAACGACCTGCCGCCGCAATCCGCGCCAAACTACGTGCGCACTTTGCGGGCGATTCTCAACCAAGCCCATTTCGATCATATGAAGATTGACGCTCCCATGGCTGAGTTCCGCTACAAGATGCCAAAAGGTAGGCGAAACACGCCGCTGCCAGTCTGGGGCGCAAGCGAGGTAACAAAGGCCCTCGAACTGCTCAAGGGTGAGCAGCTATACCCGCTCTGGCTGGTCATGACGGGGTGCGGGCTTTCCCGATCCGAAGCGTTGGCGCTCGATTGGGAAGATATCTCATGGGATACGGTGCTCATGTTGGAGCCAAAGAAGAAGGGGAAGAAGCGCAAGCGGGTTAAGGAGCATTGGGTTGCCACGCTCACGGTGAAGGGTGCCTATACCTCAGAGGACGGCATGAAAGCGCCCAAGAACGATAGGCGCTATAGATCCGTGCCGATGCGCCCGCCCTTTAGCGATGCGCTGCGCGAGTGCATGGGTACTGGCCCGATATGCCAGAGCCGTAGGCACACGAAAGACGGCTGGAAGCTGTCTGGAAAGCGTCTCACGCCCGATTACGTACCCAAGCGATGGAAAGCCCTGTTTGCAGACGGGAAGCCCTTAGAATCGCTCCCATACGTTGAGATTGGGCGCATGCGGGCCACCTACTCAACGCTCATGCAGCGGGCGGGCGTTGATAGGACCGTAATCAACGCCATGCAGGGAAGAACGGATAACAGCCCGGTCTTATATACGAACTACTTAAATCCTCACGCTGATACCTTCGAGGAAAGCGCTAGCGCAATGTCGGCCCTCGTGGGCTAATGGGTACGCTCCAAAACGTACCCTTTACACGTTAGCTCACGGCAAGCCACGGCTATTAGTGCGTAATAGTGTGCGTTAGTGTGCGTTAAACGCATGGTGAGGATTGTAAAAGTGCAGGTAAACGGGGGTGCTCATGCTCCCCTGTATGTCTGGGGGTCAAGGGGTCGCTGGTTCGAATCCAGTCCACCCGACCAGAGAATTACGAGGTCGCACACGGTGCGGCCTTTTCTTTTGGTTAAACTCTTTTCCACGAATCACGGCACGTCACGGAAAGCTGTTTTAATTGGTACAAATAATTATGAGCGTGAAAACAGCCCTCATTTGAGTGCGAAAAAATGAAGTGGCACTAGTAGAGCTATGCGATGTAAGCCATATGGCAAACTATTTCCAAAAATGAAAGTGTTAGTCGTAAACCGCTCTTCTCAAGTCGTAAATCCACGGGTAAACAGTCGTTCGGCAACTAAAACGGCCCTTAGAACGCCTTACAACAAGCCGTCTACCTGCGGTTTTGCAAACTTAGGAAAATGTTAGGCAACTGGTCGGCAAATAAAAATGCCCGCCAGCCAAAAGGCCAGCGGGCAAAAAGAATCGTCTATCTAAACGCTGCAACCTCTCATGATGAGCACAAAGAGGTTTGCGAAGGTGAGAATTGCAATTAGTGCGCCAACCGCCATGCCAGCACACCCGCGCCCTAGCTCTTCGTTGAAGTTGCCATGGGCCATTATGCCCACTTCCCATCATTGAGCGACTTTTGGAGGGCCTTTGCCGTGCCATCATCGAGCACACCCGCCCGGTCGTTGCCGATATCGTAGCCCTGCAACACCAACCAGCCTTGAAGTAGGCAGATGGTGCCGCGAGACACAACGCCCGTTGGGTTTGGCACGCCTATAACCTCCTGCACATGCTGCAAGAGCGTTGAGCCGCCACCCTCGAAAGTGACGTTGAGCAAGCGAGGGTACCACTTAGCGTAGATCTGGCCTTGCCCGCTAATCTCTCCGTCTACGGGCGTGCCGCATTGGGTCTGCCAGAGCGATATTGATTGCTCGCCTAGGTAGCCGTCAACGTCAAGCGTAGCCGTGCCACCGTCTGAGCCGCCATAGCGCAATATGCAATCCCAACCATAGCGGTACTCGTACACCCTGCGTGTGTTGGTCTCGTTGCCGCTTTGGTCACCAGACGCGCCGCCAACGGCCCGCCCGTTCTCGTCAATGGATGCTTGGGCAATCGTGGCGTTTAGCCCGCTGCCAGCAATCACAACGCAAACATGGTGCTCGTCGTTGAGTAGGATATCACCGGCTTTCACGCTGCCAATGTCACCCGGTAGGCGTACCCATCCACGAGCCGTTAGGTTGGCGCTTAGATCGCCCGTGTATGATGCCGTGCCAGTGTCAAAACCAGCCGCCTTGAGCGCCCAGATGGTAAGGCTTGAGCAATCGCACTCGCCACCGTCGCGCACGTCCCAGCGGTTCGACTGGTCGTAGCCCAGGCTCCAATCCTCGCATGCCATACGCATGATGTTGCAAAGGTTCTTTATGGATCCCATTACTCGCCACCTCGCGCTATGCCCTTGTTTGCCCACATTACGAACTCTTCAAGCTTGGTTAGTGCAATGGACTTCTCGCGCCCGTCCGGTACGTGCGAATCAATGAAGTTGGCTTGGTGCTTCGCCCAGCTCCTTATATGGCCTTGGGCGTTGGCTTGCTCTCTCGTTACCTTCTGCGCGGTGAAGCGCTTCTCAATCTCGTTACTGCCTATCATTCGTGCCGTCCCTAAATTGTTTCGCGTCCTCTGGGTCCGTCTACCTCTGGCAGTCCGGTGGCGATGGACGTGAGCACGCTCACGATGCCAGATAGCGCCGCACCGGACGCGACGCCCACCCAATCAACGACGGTCACGCCGATCGCGTTGGTGCCGATGAGCGCCACTGCCGTCTGTGCCATCGTGCGAATCGCGCGGATGCCCGTAGCTTTCCAAAATTCGCCGTTCATGCTTCCTCCTTACAAAAAAGGCGGGAGCCGCACACGCGACCCCCGCCAACTGCCCTACTCCGTATGCGAGTGCAACCGATGCATCTCATCGCGGACCGCATTGATATCGCTGCGGTTCTGCTCAATGTTTTGCCACACGGCCTTTTGGTCGCGCTCGATGATTGCCGTGCGCTCGACCACTCCGTTATGCCTGCGCACGTCCTCGCTCAGGTCATCGACTTTCGTTTCTATCCGCGCCAGTCGCGATGACACCATGCCGTAGAATGTCACGATCGCCAGCACGACGGTGATGATGGGTGCGATGAATGGCGTCCAGTCCACTACGCTTCCTCCGGTTCGGTCTGCGCCTCCGGCTCTGGTTCCGGTTCGGGTTCCGGTTCCGGTATCGGCGTGACCACATACCCGCCGTCTGCGTCGCGCGTGATGGTGTGGGTGATGTTCAGCTCTCGGTCGAGCATGTTCCAGCCCTCAATCTTGCCGATACTCAGCGACGTGGAAGCACGCCCGCCGTTGTACTGGCAGAGGTCCAGCTCTCCGTCTCCGGTAACGTCGTAGCGCACTATCTCATGCTGCTTGGTCACGTAGCCGGGTACCCAGATTGCGTACTGGTCCACCGGGTGCTCGAGCTCCCAGACGCGCTGCTCCAAGTCGGCCAGCTTCGCCACCACGTCTATCTGCATCGCGTCGCGTGCGCCCTCAGCCGCAAGGCGCTTTAGCTCCGCGCGTTGCTCTGCCGTTAGCTTACCCTCCACCCAGAGAGCGTCTATGCGGTCCTCCAAGTCCTCCAATACGTAGCTGCCGGACTCGATTACCCTGCGTACTGCCTGTTCGTAGTCAATCATGCTTGCTCCTTACTGTGTTGCCAAATCTGCCACTGCCGACTCTAGTGCCGCTATCCTGTCCTCGTACTCGCTGTGAGCACGCTCGTACCACTGCCTTGCAAGCTCCGTCACGGCGGAGTCGATGAAGTACTTGACGCCCACGGCATCCAGCTCGGGGATGGTCACGGTCGCGCCCTCGGGTATGTCGGTCGGCCAGTCCTCGCAGTAGCCGCAGTCCTCGGTGACGGGTGTGGCGAGGGGGTAGAGGACGGTGACGGGGTTGGAGGACAAGAACTCGCGCCATAAAGCATAATCGCCTTCTGTGACCTCTTCTGGCGGGAAAAACGACACATTTCCGTTCCAAGATGTGTCGCCATTAGCGATAAAAGTTCCTGCAATTGGAGTGTTGCCATGTTGTATGAATATGTACCGATTGGACATCAATAACGGCCTTGGGTTCGAACCAGAGCGTAACGAATAGTAGAAGTAAAACATTTCCGTTCCACCACTGTATCTACTCCAACTCTCATCACTGCTGCCATCAAATACAACCTCTTCCGTCTCCTTCTCCCACTCCACATGCCCCGCGCCGTCCAGTGTGAGCACGTCCGCCGTGCCATCACGTAGGCCAGCGACCCAGCCGCGTTGTGGGAGGGGGATGGGGGTGGTGGTGTGGATGATTTGGCATGCGCTCGACGTTTCTTCGCTGACGGAAATATCAGCCTGCGTGGTATACCTGATTGCTATGGCTATACATGGTGTTGTCGCTACGAATGTGAAAGATGATGACTTCCATGTATTAGCAAAAGACGGTATTGGAACCGCTGCCTTCCCGTCATCCGAGAACGCCTGAATCACGCATTCATAACCGCTTGCAACTGTAACGAAGTAGTCATCGCCAATAACCAGCGGTACCAGCTCAGCCGTTCTAATCCGCTTCGTACTGCTTGCCTTTAGTGCACTATATGTTTCTCGGGCAGATGATGGAGAGCTAATAGCCCCTTGCTCCCAATTGCCCGTACTCGCTCGCTCCTCCATCCCCACGTGTCCGTATGGCACGTATGGCTGTGGCGTGGAGCCGAGGGCGAGTTGGATTTCGATGTTCGACCCGTCGCTTGCAGCTATCGATGCTTCAGACGCAAACGCGAGAGTGATGCCAAGATATGCATTCTTCGTCGCGGTGAACGTGTACGTGCCAGTCTGCCATGTGTCAACGTTTCCAGCATACGTTGACTTCGTGAACGGATACGCGCTCTCGTCAGTAGTGGCAACGCTGTACTTCATGCTGTTGTTCTTGCCGAGACTGACCGAGTACGTTCTACCAGCCTCGATTTGCAGTACGGCCTTGCTCCTGATGCGCGTCGTGGAGTTTGAGCCATATACGTTCCCAAGCTCCCATTGTTCATCCAGCAGATTCCTCCCCCTGACCACCTCGATTGGCTGCTCCCAGTCTGGTCGCGGAGAGGGCAAGCCGCCCGTATAGGGTTCGTAGTCGGTGGCCGTGGAGCCGAGTTCAAACTGAGGGCGGAACGTTAGGTTGTTGACCGTTGTACCGGACATGATGTAGACCCAGCATGCGTTCCATTTGGATGCCTGCTCGCTCGTTAGCGTCCTTATCCCACCGTTTCCGTAATCATAGGTGCTTATTTGTGTACTGTTGTTGAAGTATCGCAGGGAGTAGGTATTTTGCGAACCGCCTGCCGGACATCCGCTCAACGTATACGTTCCCTCGGAAAGCGAATCATCTGGCGATGTATATCCAATGGCGAAACCTATGTTGGCGGTTGCCGTTCCGTTGGCCGTGAAGCTTCCGTCTTGGTTTTCCTCGAACGTCACCCCGTCCACGACGCTGGAACTTATGGCCTCACGGGGCAGCAGGTTCTTCCCCGTCGTGCTCACCTGCTCCGCATGCCCCTTGGCCGTCACCTGAGCAAGCCCGCCGCGCACGTCACCTTCTGACTCAAGCGCCAACCGGACTTGCAGGTTGTCGGTGTTGGTTATCTCCAAGCCGCTGTCGGGCTGTATCTTCGCCCCGCCGCGCACGTCCGCGCTCATGACGGGAACGGCTTGCTCGGATATGTCACCCATGGCGTCGATGGCTGCGTTGGCCCTGTCTACCGCTCCGTCAACATCAGTTCGCATGGCATCGACGGATGCCGATGCAGCATTA